CCCTGGCCCTCGCCCTCCTCGCTGCCGGAGCGGTCGGCGGGGGAGCCTGCGCCGCCGTCGACCTCCTCATCCGCGGGAGGCGACCGTGATGGACCGCCTGATCCTCGCCGCGCCCGCGCTCGTGCCCGCCATCGGGCTCCTCGCCGTCGGCATCTGGGCCGTCCTCCACAGCATCTTCGGCCACCGGCCCCGCAACCCCGCCGACGACGACCTCGTGACCCGCCGCCGCATCAACGCACTGCCCACCACCCAGCCCCGGAAGGAGAAGCCGTGACCACCGCCGTCCGCGAAGCCCCCCACCACCGCAATTCCGTCTGCATCAAGCACTTCGGCTGCAAGCTCCCCGAGTGTCGGGCCCGCCACAACGCACGGCGCCGCGCCATCGCAGCCGGCACCCTCCAGCCCAGCCGCATCTTCGTCGATGCCGCACCCGTGCGGGAACACCTCGCCGTCTTGCAGGAAGCCAAGATGACCCTCACCGGCATCGCACGACTGGCTGGCGTCGCCCACACCACCGTCTGCTGCATCGTCCACGGCCGGCGGTCTAGCGGCCGAGGACTCCAGCACTGCACCACCCCCGACATCGCCGCGAAGATCCTCGCTATCCGCCCCCTCACCACGGTCGGAACACTGCGACGTATTCAGGCTCTGAGCGCCAAGGGGTGGCCAACCAGCCAGGTCGCACGGCATGCCGGAGTATCCCCGCGCCGGGCGTGGGAGTGGAGGCCCGACTCAACCATCTCGGTCGACTCGGCCGAGAAGATCGCCGTCGCCTACGAAGAACTTCGCCACCTCACCCCGGAAGAGAACGGTGTCGAGGCCTGGCAAGCCAGCAGGGCGCGGCAGCGCGCCGTGGAGCGCCGGTGGCCCGACATCGCCTACTGGGACGCGCATGGCGGGGACATCGACGACCCCCACTTCACACCGGAGTTCGGCGTCACCCGCCGGGAGATCGTCGCCCAGAACGCCAACTGGGTTATGCGCACAACCGGCCTCGATCGGCACGCCACGGCCGAACGCCTCGGCGTCCACAAGAGCTACATCGACCACGCCTTCCGCGAATACCCCCAGTACGCGCTCGAGCAGGCCGCGTGACCGCCGTGCCGTGCCGGCCGCGCGACCGGCCCTGACCAGCAACACACCGACCCCGACCGCAACAGGCAGGAAGAAGACGTTGTGAGCACCGAAGCCGTCACCTGGGCCATGGACCAGGCGCCTATGCCTCGCACCGAGAAGGGCAAGGCGGACACCACAGCCCGTCACGTCCTTCAGGCGCTGGCCGAGCACGCCAGTCCGGTCGGCACCGACGCGCACCCCTCGGTGCTCCGCATCCAGTACCGCACCGGCTACGACCGGACCACAGTCCAGCGCGCCCTGCGTCGCCTGGAGAAGGCTGGCCTGATCGCCAAGGACGGCATGGTCGAGAGCCGCATCCGCTACAAGCTCGCGATGGAACTGCGCCGTCCCGCCACGGACTGGAGCGACCTCGAGCGCGAGGAGGACGAGTTCCGGGCTGCGGCGGCGGAGAGGAAGCGTCGGTCCCGGGCGAAGGGTGTCACGCACGCAGAGTCCGTGACTGTCACGCACGGAAACAGTGTGACTGTCACGCACGCAGAGTCCGTGACCGGCGATGTCACGGACGCAACGCCTAGCCGTCACGCACTTAAAGTCCGTCCGTCACGCACGGAACGCCGCCCTAACCACCAACAACCGTCAGACAACCAACTACTAAAAGACTCTTCTTCGCCTGCGGCTCAGACCGACGAGCCGGCCGAGGATCTCCACCTCGAAGCCTTTGGCGCCTTCTGGTCGAACTACCCGAAGAAGCGCGCCCGCGAGGAAGCCCGTAAGGCCTGGATCGCCGCCGTCAAGCGCGGCGCCGACCCGAAGCACATCGTCACCGCCGCGCAGGCCTATGCCCGCGAGCGCTTCGGCCAGGACCCCAAGTACACGAAGTACCCGGCCACCTGGCTCAACAAGGGCTGCTACGACGACGAGCCCGACCCGCAGCCCGGTCCCCAGCTCCGCGCCGTGGCCGGCGGCTACCAGCCGTACCGCAACCCCACCGACCAATCCGTCTACGACGAGGACTTCTGATGCAGTACATCCCCCCCAGCAGCCTGCGAGGCCACGACCTCGCCCCGCTGCTCGCCAACCGCGGCCTGAGCCTCGACTGGTTCACCGAGCACGACTTCGACCCGCACAGCACCGCCAACGTCGCCCGCAACACCTACCTCGAGGCCATGGCGAAGGTCCCGTTCCACTACCGCAGCGCCGTCGCCACCCTGCCCCAGCTGCGCGCCTGGATCGACAGCCTCGTCGCCACGGCCAAGGAAACCCAGGCCGAGCGCGGCGCCCCCATCGCCAGCATCACCCACGGCCCCTCGTTGCTTCTCCTCGGCGTCACCGGCGTCGGCAAGACCCACGAGGCCTACGGCGCCATGCGCGAGCTCGCGGTCACCGGCGTCTGCGGCCAGTGGCAGGTGACCACCGCCGCCGACCTCTACGCCGCCCTCCGCCCGCGCCACGGCATCGACAGCGAAGCCGAGTTCCGCAAGTACCGGGACGCCCGCCTGCTCCTCATCGACGACCTCGGCGCCGAGCGCAAGCCCACCGAATTCACCGAAGAGATCAACTTCCGACTGATCAACCACCGGTACGAGAACCACCTTCCGACCCTCATGACGTCCAACGTCGAGCCGAAGGATCTCGCCAGCCGCCTCGGGGACCGCGTCATCTCCCGCCTGGCCGAGATGTGCGAGCGCGTGGCCATCAAGGGCAACGACCGCCGGAGGAAGGCCGCGTGAACGTGATCGTCTGCCGGGCCCGTAGGTACGCCATCCGGCGCATCATGCCCTGCCCCGTCTGCAAGACCCGCCGCCGCATGCTCGTTGAAGACGAGGCCTGGTACGGCCCGACCGTCACCTGCTGCCACTGCGGCGACCGCTGGCAGGACGGAGAGCTCTGCCCCCGCTCCAACAAGCGCGGATGGCGCAAGGAAGCAGCAGCGAAAGCTACGGCCGTATGGATTGCGGCGGGCCCCTACGACCGAGCCGCGCACATGGCGTGGCTTCGAGAGGAAACCGCGTGACCACCAGCACCGAGATGTGGGCGCCCGACGAGGCCCTGGCCGACACCCGGCCGGTCGCGCCCGAGCGCCCCCGCGACGTCGAAGCCGAGCACATCCTCGCCGCCACCGCCATCATGCAGCCCGCCTGCATCGACGAACTCGGCGCCGAAGGCTTCGACCCCGCCGACATCACCACCGACGCCTACCGCTGGATCTGGTGGGCCGTCGAAGCCCTGCGCACCGAGTTCCGCGACGGCGAACTCAAGCACCTCGCCGTCCACCGGCAGCTCGAGGCCTGGCACGCCGACGGCCGCATGCCCACCCGGCCCCTGACACCCAACCAGCTGATGGAGCTGTGCAACCACGCGCACTACGGCGCCGCCTCCTGGTACGCCACCCGCATCACCAAGAAGGCCGTCGCCGCCCGCGTCGTCGCCCTCGGCTACGACGCCATCCTCAAGGGCACCTCGCCGGCCTTCGACGAAGACACCGACGTCGCAGCCATCCAGGCCGACCTCGACGGTGCTGTCCGCCCGGCCGACGACAGCAACATGGCCGCCATCGGAGACCTGCTCCTCGACAGCATCGACCGGGCCACCACCCCGCCCACCAACGACCAGCGCATCCCCACCGGATTCATGGACCTCGACAGCCTGCTCTCCGGCGGCTGGTCGCCCGGCCAGTTCGTCGTCATCGGCGCCCGGCCGGCAATGGGCAAGTCGACGGTCGCCGCCGACTTCGCCCGCGGCGCCGCCATCCAGCACAAGATTCCCACGCTGTTCGAGTCGCTGGAGATGAGCAAGGACGAACTGTCCGACCGGATCCTCTCCGCCGAGGCACGCATCGCCCTGCACCACCTGAAGAACGGCATCGCCACCGACGACGACATGGTGCGCGCCGCCCGCCGAGCGCCCGACATCTCCGCCGCCCCGCTGTGGATCAACGACGGTGCCCTGCTGTCGCTGCCACTGCTCCGCGGGCGGATCCGCAACCTGGTCCGCACCCAGGGCCTGCGCCTCGTCATCGTCGACTACCTGCAGCTGATGCAGGCGCCGAAGGCGGAGAACCGGCAGCAGGCCGTCGCCGAGATCAGCCGCAACCTCAAGCTGATCGCAAAGGACTTCGGGATCACCGTCATCGTCCTGTGCCAGCTCAACCGCGGGCCCGAGCAGCGGCAGGAGAAGAAGCCGATGGTCTCGGACCTGCGCGAGTCCGGCGCGATCGAGCAGGACGCCGACATTGTGATCCTGCTGCACCGCGACGACGCCTATGAGAAGGAGTCGCCGCGCGCGGGCGAAGCCGACCTCATCGTGGGCAAGCACCGTAACGGGCCGACGGCCACGATCACGGTCGCCTTCCAGGGCCACTACAGCCGCTTCGTCGATATGGCACAGACGTGAACGGCGACCCGCGCATCGAGGACATCGCCGAGATGCGCGCCGAGGGCAGCCTCCGCGAGTACTTCCAGTACCTCACCGGCCGGACACCGGCCAAGCCGCCGGCCGAGGCCGAGGAGAAGCCGCCCGGCTACCACATCCCCCGCAAGGGCGCCTGGCCGTGTGGCACTGCCCCGTCCGGCCCGACGCCGCCGCCGTGCAGCCACCACCCGGCCGCCTGAGCCGCCCCCGTCACCACCACCCGGCACACCCACAACGGAGACCCAGATGAACCAGACGCCCCGCCTCGCCCGAGCCCTCACCGTCTTCCACGCCTGGATGGAAGACAGCGACATGTGGGACGGCAACGCCCTCTACCTCGACCTGGAAACCGCCAAGACCCACGCCGCCTACGACTACGAGGGCGACGAGTACGGCCACTGGGACGGCGAGGACGAGGACGACGAGCCCCGCTCCAAGCCCGACTTCACCTGGGTTGAGGAGCACGGCTCCTGGCACCTCCTCGACCACGGCAAGCACACCCTCGTCCAGATCTCCGAGACGACCGTGTACCGCCCGGCCACGCCCCGCGAGATCCAGCAGCAGGACGCCCTCACCGCCGCCGAGGAAGCCGCCCGCGCCGCCGAGCCGCACGTCCCGCTGCGAGAGGCCCTGGAAGCCGAAGCCGCCCGCCGTCTCGCCACCGCCTGATCTGTCTCAGGCCACCACCCGAAAGGACCCCCGCACCATGACCGAGACCTGGAGGCCGCGCGACTCTCGCGGCCACTACCTCGCTTCGAAGGACGTCCACACCACCCTCGG